CTCCCCCAAAGTTGTTTAGTATTAACTTGCAGTATCGTGTTGAGAGTCAGTATTTGTGTCAGTTTCGGAAACTCCTGAAACATCACACATTACAGCCCACACTCTAATTTTACCAGCAGATGAATCTGCACCACCGATAAGTATGTCTAAAGTGTCTGCAGATGCTGCTATATGTCTAGCAGTTGCAGTCAATGTACCATAACCTGTTGCGTTAGTGTCACCGTCAACATAAATGTCAACGTCTCCACCTGTAATACCTAAGTCCATAGTAGCAGAACTAGAAAGTGCAGTTATGACTTCTATTCCAGCTTCCATAATTAAGGTTTCTGCAGGTATGTCTAATACTTGTAAAACATCTGCGTTATCTGGCCCAGTATCACCTCTGACTTGAGATAAGTCAATTGTGTTCTCAACTAGATAAGGTACCCTTCCATTAGAAGGATGACCTGTTGTGCCACCGGCACCGGTTACATTTAATGTACCCATTTTGTATAATCCCTTCTAAATTAAGTGTTTAAGTCTACGACACCAGTGAATACACCTTTGTATCCATCACCGGAGCCACGAAGTACCTTACGACCAAATACGTGAAGACCACGAACTATGTCAGAGAAACTATCTGGATCACGTATTACTTCTGTTTTAGCAATATGTGAAGCAGTAGCTACTGCAGACATGTGTCCAAACAACACATCAGCTTCACCTGATGTTGTTGAAGGTCCAAATGTGTTTGCTGCTGCAGTCCCTGCTGATCCAACAACCATAACATTAGTTTGATACAGAGTAAAACCATGTATCTTTCTATCTGTTACTTGGCCGTTGAACAAGTTAGATGGACCACCTGTTACAGATGCATCCATTACTTTTGAGTCAGCCTGTCTTAGTATTTCAAAGAACTGAGGGCTGGCACAAAGCCAACGGTTTTCACCCGGAACGTCATTGTCGTCTAATACACGAGCACATGTACTAAGGTAGTTTGCTATTTCGTTACCTGTGTTACCAGATATAGCAGTACCTGCAACACCTAATGTGCCATCTATAGTAGCAGCACCATCGTTGATTGCGTTTAGTACGTTGTAGTCGTAAGATTTCTTCAGAGCATAAGCACCTGAAGATGTTGCAAGAGCTTCCCAGTTTACATGAGCTTGTCTTTCTTCTATGTCGTCAACTTTAAATGCAAAATAATTACCTTGATCAACTGTTAATTGAATTTGATCATCAGCAAGTGTTTGTGTATTTATTGTTTGTCCACGACCATAAGAAGCTACAGTAACTGTTGGTTCTTTTAGAATGTTTACAGTATCACCAAAATTCTCAATCTCTCCGGTGTAATCAGTATTTGTAATTGCTTCAGCCACTGATGCCCTACGGAAATATTTAAGAACTTTTTGACTGTAAATAGCTGGTGCCCAATTACCTGAAGGTAAATTCTGATAACCGGCTGCCGATCCCATTGTAGCCATATTTATTGTCCCTTATTTATTCATTAATAACACGACCAGACCTCATGGCCTGATCAATTTCAGATTCATACTTCTCAAACTCCCATGGTTTAAGTTTTTGAATCTCAGAAACTGTCCAAGTCTTATCATTCTGCCCAACATTTACATCTCGACCTGTGGCCTTAGTAACTGCTTTGGCAGCATCTTTAGATTTGGTAGGTTTCCGTTTCCTGTCTATTCCAACATCCACTTTGTATAAATCAACAGTCCTACTTGCCCAAACAGGATCAGTATTGTTTTTAGTAATACCTTCAGAAATGCTTTTGGGCTGTTGTTCAAGCCATGTTAAAAACTCCGGAGAGCCTTTAATATCCTCAAAGTCAGGGTGTGTATGTAACAGCTGTTTGTAAGCAGATTGAACTTTTAACTTTTGTTCACGTTCAGATAACCGACCTATTTCAGCCTGTAAATCTTCTACCTGTTTACTTGCCATCTTGTGAGAGATAGTTTCAACTACTTGGTATACATCTGGATATTTATCTTTAAACTGATCTAGATCTTCATCTGTCTTTGGTGGAGCATATTGAGTAGATTGTTTTTCAGCAACTTTAGCTTGTGCTGTTAAGCTTTCTTTCTCTTGTTTCCATTCAGATAGTTTCTTATCATAGTACGTTTTAAGATCATCATATCTTTTCTTATATTGTACTTCTGTATCTCCTCCCATAATCCCTTCTTTTGGTTCTGGATTTGAGTCTTTTGAGTCCATAAAACTTTTTACCTCTGGAGTAGCTTCCATCGTGGCCTCGACAGATGTGTCCTCAGTTTCAGTTACTTCCTCTTCAGCTGTAAGTACTCTATCTTTTCCTTGATACATATTTGCTCTTGGATCATCTTCAAGTACACTAGCTTTGTTGTGCATGTTAGTTTTCTTTTTTGCCATGTTATTATTCCTCCTTATAGGGTGCCTCAAAACTGAGGGTGGCCGTTATTGGCTGATTTATCCAGTGCTAGATGGCAGTCTAGG